TTTTTTAATCATTTCAGCTTGTGTCTGTATGTCCTTCAAAAATTGGTCTGTCTTTGAACCACCTGTACCCGTTTTCTTTGTCTTAGGTGTTTTACCTTTACTTAAAATATAATCTACGTTTATTCCAGAACTCTCCCAAGCCTTTACATTGTTAATCCATCCTTGTTCCAGCTTTTCTGTGCTTTGTCCGTTTGCTTTTGCAGCAAATAAGTCTTTTTTATACTGCTCATATCTACTATTAATATCGTTTACAACATCGTCATTCGTTTTTATATCTTGCAAGTTCTCTTTTTTAAAAGCGTGTCTAACTGCTTGATTTTTCCACATATCAGCACCTCTACCTGTTAAGACTACACCTCCCTCGTTGGAGATATTCCGCATTTCAGTCCAAATATATATTGGATGTTTTCTTAAAAAAACGTTAAGCATTGAAAGCCACCAACTTAAGTATGGCTTAAACCTTTTCATTTCTTCTTTATATACTCTGAACGCATCATTAACTTGGTCTTTTGTCGCTTTTGTAATATCAACACCATTTTTCGCTAATATAGCCTTTATCCCATTGTACATATCTTGATATGCTTTAGGGTGGTCTTGTATTCTTGCGCTATTATATGCTATTGCGCTCTCATTTTTAAAAGTCCAAGCGTCAAGTGCATCTCCAACTAAATTCCACGCTTTTGCTTGCTCTGATGCAGATTTCATTACTGCTAATTTCCACGCTTCTGATTTTCTTTCTACATCTACTCTATTCATAGAAGAATTTATGCGATTAATTCCATCTTCCACATAATAATCCATTCTATCCATCATAACCTTAGTATTATTATTAAGGTCATCAATCTTGTTTATATCTATATTGTCAAATAAGGTAATTTTTTTATCTCTTGCTATTTGCAACATAGATAATATAACTTCATTATTAGATGCACCAGCTCTGCGCATATCGTCAATCTCACTTGCAAGTTGCGGATATAAAGCACGTAATTTTTGAAGTCCAGAATCAATATCTGTTTTATTAAGTTGTGACATTTCTCCTTGAAGGTCATACATACTTTCGCTTACATCCGAAAGGACTCCCTCCATAGACTTGCTATTTTCTCCCCATTGTACAGCCATATTTCTAAATCCACGACTTAGAGGTAGAATCGAGTGCAAAATCTTTACAGCTTTAATTCCAACGTTATCTAACCAATCTGGTACCCACGTAGAGCCTGCTTTTTCTGATTGTGCGAAAGGGTTTCCATTTTTAGATATTTCATCGTTTGCAGTTTTTAACGCTTCTGCTTCTTTTCTTAAAGCAATTAATTTTTGTGTGGCATCTGATATGGAATCAACATTTGTGATAAATCCACTCATATCTATTGGCTGACTTTGCAACTGCTCTTTGTAAACATCAACCATTTTGCTTATTTCAGATTCGTTTCCGCCTTTTATTGTGCTTTGTATAGGATTTGCAGACAAAAATTCACTTAAATTTTTAAACCCATCCTCTGCGTTCTTTATAGTATTTTTATTGGTTTCGTTAATCTTATCAATTCTCTGGTTATAATCCATTATGGCATCAAGTCCCATAAATATAGCAGCCATAGCTACATTTGCAGGTGTAAACATAGAAGCCATAGCAGTTCTTATTCCAGATGCAATAGATTTTACGTTTTTCCCAAACATAAGTAAATTTTTGTATGCTGAAAGCGTAAATTTACTATAAGTCATTTTCCAAGAATTAGATGAAATAGCAAGTTGCATATCTATTGACCTTAAAGTCATTAAATATTTCAACTCTCCATCTGTTAATGCTAAGTCAGATGCTACTTGCAATGCTTGAGCAGCAGTAATCTTTTTTGTGTTTACCATTCTGATTACTGCTTCTGCATCTATCGCTTTCGATGAAGCAAGTCTTTTTAAATCAGTAGCAGTAAGTTCTTTAGAAGTTGCAACTATTACTTTTTCTTCAGCAGTGAGTTCTCCGTATAATGCTTTTCTTCTAAGTACGCTTGCCTCCTCTGCTTTTGAAGCCATAACACCTTTTAATGTTTCAGCAGTTCCTACTCCGATTAGTCTATTATAAACAGACATTGCTATATTGTGACCTCCATAAACAAGAGTTCCTGCTGCTAATACTGCTGAAAGTTCTCTCCAATGACCAACAAGCGTAGTTATATCCTTAATAGTACCCTTTATTACACCGCTATTAGAGTTTGCAATATCGTAATACATGGTGTCTATAGCATCTTTCAAGTTTGAAGCCATACCAGAAGTAGACTGTGCCAAGACGCCCTGCATACCATAGAACTTACCTCCTTTATCTGTCTGTTGCCATAGCACATCCTTTACATCGTTGAATGATACCATTCTCTTAGAAACACGCTCTATCACATCTCCTGCCGTGACAATGCGTCCTTCTGCCTTGCTATATTTCTGCGCCAACAAGTCTGGCAACGCTACACCAAATTCAGTAAATTGCCTCATTTCCTGCCCCCTTAAATAGGCTGCTGCTTTTACCTGTGAAAAAGCAAGCACCAAACGAGACATATCTCCACCAAGTCCTGCCGAAATATCTGCAAGTCTGTTGGTCGTATCGTACAAATCCTTATAGTCTGTACCATAAGCCGCTAACTGACGAGAATAGTTTGACAAGTCTTTAAAGTTGAAAGGTGATGTAAGAGCCAAGTTCTTCATTCTGTTAAATATGTCATCGGCTTGTTCCAAACTTCCCAACATACTTCCCATTGCAAGTTTCTGCTTCTCAAATTCACCGCCAATCTGAACAACGTTCTTGACAAGATGCTCTACCGTATAAACAGAAATGAGCATACCTATCTGATTACGCAAGTCTCCTGTAAACGAGATAAGACCAGTAAGTGACTGACCTAATCTGACATTTGCGTTAATATGGGAGTTTACTCCTTGAGTCACCCTCTCATGTGCGTTTGCAAGGCTTCTTTGAGCACTAACATTTCTTTCTGCCGATGCCGTTTCTTTGTCTGTAGCAGAAGCGTCTCTTTCTTTTTCTCTTGCCAAAGTGCTTATCGCTCTTGTCAATGCGTTTAATTGAGAAACATCTGTTTTAGACAAGTTACCTCTGTTTAAGAGTTCGTCTACCTTTCTTAATGCAGATTCCAATGCGCTTGTATCTGCTTTTACCTTAACGTTTATGTTCTTGTTTTTCAGAACATTTTTGAGTTGTCCTTCGATTTCAGCAGAATTTAACTTAATCCCCAAGTTTGAAAGTTGAGATTTAAGTGTCTTAATTTTCTGTTGCAACTTGCTGTCGTCCAAGTCCAAATCAAACCATAATGTATCAAGTGCTGCCATTTTTATTTGATGTTAAAGTTCGACAATAGAGATTTTGCATCCACGCTCTTGTCTGCCTTATCTCCGTATTTTTCATCCCAACGTTTCTGCGCTTCTTCAAGTTCTTCCTCATCGGGATAGTCTACTTTCTTTCCGTATAGTGTCAAAGGTTTGTCCGTACTCATAAGCTCTATCTGCGCTATCGTCATTCCCCAAAGGTATTCCCACATCTGCACTCTGTATAAACCGAATAAGAAATATCTCGGTTTCATCATCCACGTGTGTTCCTTTGCTATTTCGTAGGCTGCCCCGTATGCTGTTCTTGAAGGAAAGAAGCAACTTCCGTCTTTTTCATCATCATGCTCGTATCCTTTAGTGCGGTCAGTAATATGGTATTCGTGTAATATTGTTCCTGCGGTACTTTTTTTTTACCAAGTGCGAGCAGGTCTGTAAGTTCTTCCTCTCCGTATTGCCTCACGTAGTAAAACCATCTCCACAAAAACCAATATCTGAACTTGATAGCCCAAAATCCGTTTAACACCATTAAGGCTGCACACTGGCAAGACTGCTTAATATCGTTTCCTTCTTCCAATATCACGTTAGTAATCTTGTCTCTTGTTCCGCCTTTCAACCATTTAATCCTATAGTGTTTTCTTCTTACCAGAGCATAATCCGAATCATCATGTATCTCTGATTGAAGTTCACGCTGTATTTCTTCTGTAGGTTGTTTTATCTTTTTAGTCATATCGTTTCGTTTAAATGAAAAAAGGCAGTGGGCTATCGTGAAGCCTACTGCCCTTTAACTATTCGTGATAAGATACCTTATGCTGCTTTCTTGAACAGTACGTAGATGTTCTTGCCCGTTGTGTCTGCGAGAGCCGAAACCTTGCTGTTGATATAGGCTGGCTTATCGTTCTCATTGACGAGGTTAGAGAAAATCTGTGCGTTAGGCAAATAAATAGCGGCTGACAAATCCTCGCTTGTCATAAACAAAGCACCAGATACTTTCTTAGGTGATGTATTAACACCATATCCTTCGTAGGTTACTCCGTTTACCGTTGCTGTCATTGCTGTAGCCGTTGAGTCTGCATTTGTGAAAGCTGCCAAAATCTCTGAAGCGTAAGATGCTATCTGATAAGAAATATCATCGTCACCACTCTTAGAGGAAACATCCCAAATCTCTCCAGTAGTAAGTTTCGTCTTGGTAAGATTTGCCTCACTGCTCTTGAATGTTACTCCACCCTCTACAACAGGGAGTTCCATGTCAAAACTTGCTAATGTAGCCAAGTCTTGATTGGTAGTTTTTGTAAAATAAATGTTGTGCATTTGAGAAAACACCTTCTTCAAATCGCTCAAACTTTTTGTTATTGCTGCTTCTGCCATAATAATTTATGTGTTTGTTTTGTTAATTTTATTTAATTGTTATCCCGAAATATATAGTAAGATAGTGAAATCCGCTTCCATCAGACTTACAACCTAATAGTTGTGGGTGTTCTGTGTAAAACATATCATTGTTGATAGGGAGTTTCGAAAATATAGCTTTCTGCAATTTGTCGAGCTGTGGAGTGTTCTCAAGACCATTTATATCTTTTTGGAAAACAAGAACGCTGACATACGTTTCTGAATAAGCGTGCAAGTTATCCATATTTCCGTTCTTAATCACCATAAAAGATTCCTGTTGCGTAGATGTACTGCTCGGTCTGTCCGTGTAGTATATCGTTGTAATAACATCTTTGAAAGATGACTTAAGCGACTTTAATATATCTAATCTGTTGAATGAATCCATAATCCTTAAACTGCGTGTGAAATCTCTACTGCTCTTAATCGGCTTGCATAGTGATACGTTCCAGTAATTACATCCCCCCCCATAGAGTTCTCTATATAGTTTGCGTACTCACTTCCGTTTACAACTACAATCGCATATTTTGTATGTGCGTGATATGACTGCAAAAACTTGATAGCGTCTTGTTCGCTAATGCCCTCATCAGTTGCTACCGTTGGTCGCATAAACCTATTGTTTCCGCTAAAGTCCATGATATATCCATAAGGCTCTTTAAGGAAAGCAGGTTTTCCAAAACTTAACTTTTTCCTAACTGGATTAGGCATATTTGCAATTATTCTTGTCGAAACGTAATAAGCGAGACTTCTATTAGAGAAAACACCAACGGCTGTACCAGTCCAAGTCTGACCTGTAAATCCCATCAAAGGAGAATGATAGGTTTCATAAGCCTTCATCGCCAACTTGTCTGCCTCTACTATCAGACCTTTTGTGATACGCTCTCGGATAATCAGTTCCATCTTTGAAAATCCTCTGTTGAGTGCTGCGGTGTTATTGCTCATAATGTTAGTTCTTTGTTACCTGTACATATATGTGCATACCTTTTGTCGTAGTTCCATCAAGGCTTGTCACGTTTCCGCTATCGTCTTTCTGGAACACCCCATCAGAATTATAATGAGTTAAGTTCGTCACCTCCCAATCGCTCACTATTCCCTTTATGTCCGCTATCCCATCATCTACTGTTACAATATCGCCAAACAGGATTTTAATCTGAATAGGAACTGAAAGCATCCATTGAGCCGTATTGGCAGAATTTGTGTAATGCTGGTTGTCAAACTTATTCAGTTCCTTTCTGCAACTCCCACTATATAATAAGGTGGAAGTAACATCTCCATCTTGAAAATCACCAGATTGTCGTGTTATCGTGCAAGTATGTGGAAATCTCGGATTGTTCATCTTACATACATTCTATAAGTTTACTATCTGGATATAGTTTGTTGTGACTTTCGTCTCACCGTATTTGTCGTATATATCCTGCGCCATCTGCCTTAATTGCCTTGCATCGTAAGCAGAGTGTTGCGTTCCTCCAGATTCTTCGGTCCAACCTCCATCCTGCTCTCGCTTAGATGAGATTGTGCTTGGAGTGCTTGCGCAGTATAAGTATAAATCAGCCGTACATAAATCACGTAACTTAACATTCTCGGTTGCATCGTTAGACAATGCCGTGACATCTGTACCAGAGGAAATATCCCTATCGACAAGAATACTCGCTATGGCTTGGTCGGGTATTTCGTACCCAACCTTGCCACGCAAATATTGTTCTATGGTGAAAGTTCCTGCCATTACTTACTAACCTTTAATAGTCACATAGTACATCCATTGTGTCTTGTTAGGCACAACCATACCCGTGAACTCTGATTTGATACGCATACTCATGGATTTAGGCTCGAAAAGCTGACGCATCAGGGTTCTTCCACCATCATACCATCCAATCTGTGCTCCCGGCATATCAATAGCCAAAGGTTTGGAGAATTGTACGTCACCGATGGCTCCGTCCGGTACATATACCATCACTCCGTCTACAAATGAATTGACCGTGGTAACAACAACCTGTTTGTTGGCGTTATCCCATTTCTCAACCTGTGCCTTATGGTCTTTTACTACAATCGGGGCACCAATCACCCGACCGATAAATGCCATAATGTCATCATCAACGGCTGCCTGTGAAAGCAATGCGAGATTGGTGGTGTCTGTATGACCTACTGCCGTGTACATATCTCTCCAATACTTCATGCTGACAAGAGCGTCACGTGTAGCCTTTGAAATCTCCCAGTGTCCTTGTGGGCAGAAATCATCGTCCTCTGCGTTTCTCTTTACCTTGCGAAGTACATCAATAGGATTGATACTACCGCTTGTTACATCGGCTGCCTGCGTGTAAGTACCGCTTGATTCCGTGTACCATGTTGAGGTTGTCTTGTTCTTGGTAGGAATGTCAAACGTGATACTCAATGGAATACCCAACGGGTTGTTCGTGGCATCAAGAATATACTTACCCTGATTTGACACGATTTGGTCTCGCATATAAAGTACGGTGTTGTAGTTACCACCGATGAGGCTGTCGCTTGACATAAACATCAACTGCATTACCACATCAACGATATTCTGATTAACACCGCCAAGTTCCTGTGCCAACAGAAGTTTATCCCTTAAAATCTTTTTGTCGAAAGGTACTTCGTGCTTGAAAGTAGGAAGTCCGCCTTGCTTCAAGGTAAATCCATCCGTGTGCTTTGTTGCGCCATCAGAATCAATATCAACACGAGTAGCCATTGTGTATGGTCTTATAGTCGCATTAATCTGTTCCCATGTTGCGCTCAAAGGAATGTTAGGATTTACAGGGAAACCCTCTTGAGAGAAAGTCTTTTGCGCATTGTACTTCTCCTCAAACATGAATTTGAAATACTGCGTAAGAGCAGTTCCGTTACCATTGTTTCTGAAACCGAGAGCTGCCAATCCTCTATCGACAATGTTCTCAAATTCTTGTGTTCTAATCATAACTTACCTCCTTATGCTTCACGCACAAATTCAATTTTTGGAAGGAGTGCTTCCACACTTGCAGGGATGTCTGCTCTGTCCGCATAAATCTTGCCCTCACGTGTAATAGCGCAAGTAGCATCGACCAACGTTTTATCCTTAGGGATAATTACGTTGTAAGCAATAAGTCCATTGACCTTAGCCAAATTAGTGGTATCAGTGCTTTTCACTATAGTAACCTCTTTACCGATACCGTTAAAGATTACCATCGTACCCTCTGGAATAATGCCAGTGTCTGGGAAGTCAGCAGCCTTGATAAGACCGCCACCTTGCAGATTGTCACCTCTTTCAATCCATACGGGATAGTCACCGCCTACAGTCTTTGTGTAAGTGGCAATCACGTTGTTTGTCTGTCCGAATCTGTCCATCGTAGTTTTTTGTTTGTGTAATTAGAAAATCATTTACTCTCTGTATTCGGCAGGTAACCTTGTTCTCTCATTCGTTCCTTAAACATTTCGGCTGCTGACTTAGAGCCTTCACCTCCTGCTTGTAGCTGAACTTGAAAATCAGAAATGAATCCATTAGCCGTGATTTGCCTATTTCTGTCCTTAAACATTTTGTCGTACTTCTCGGAAATAGACTTAACCGAATCATCTATAGATTTGGAAGTGTCAAAATCTCCGTTCTCTCTTACAATGTGCTCAAAGTAGATTGGGTCGTACACGAGACCTTTGTCCTCAAGACCTGCCTTGAATTTGCCCTCCAACTGCGATACATAGGATTTTTGCTCTAATGCCTTGTCCTTAGCAGAAAGTTCTTCTTTTAGTGCTTTGAACTTGGCTTCGTTTGCTTCCTCAATCGCTTTTAAACGTTCCTCAAAATCGTTTGTCGGCTCTTTCTCACGTTTTGGATTGGCATTTTGAATTGTGGGTTTGTAGTTCTTTTTGAAGTCCTCTACCCGTGTGGCTACATCCGCATTGAAATTTCCGCTTAGGGATTTTAGAATGTTAGAATGTTTCGTGAAGTAATTGTCATCTGGCTCTGTACCATCTGCCAAAAGATTGTTGTTCACGTAGTCACTGATTGTTCTGTCAGAAAGGCTGGTTGTTCCAATCTTCTCTTTCAGCGTGGAAATGATTTTTTCTGTTTCCATAAAAATATTAATTTAGTTTTAGCGTATGTTTATGCGGTTTTTCCGTATATTTTTCGCAAATATATACAATTTTTATGCAAAAAACAAAGAAATATGCAGAAAATATGCAAAAAATATACGTTTTTTTGTATATTTGCGCATAAATATACGTTTTTATATGCTTACTGAAACTGTAGTTGATGATATTGTTTTGACGAAAGATGGTCGCAAAGTTTACAGCTATGACTATTTGGATAATCTGCGTTCTTCTGAAATGAAAAACGTAAACTCAAAGCGTATCACTCCGCAAATCGGTGGGCAGGAGAATATGCTCTCAACCGATGTGGATATACTTATCGGAGGCGGAAGTAGAGGAGGAGGAAAGACGATTTCCTTGCTGTTGGAATCTCTAAAAGATATAAAAAACAAGAGTTTCAAGGCTATCCTGTTCCGTAAGGAGATAGACGACTTGCAAAACCTTGTAGATGAATCAAATAATATCTATTCAGAGTTCGGAGAGTACAATAGGTCAAAGAGTGATATGACTTGGAATCTGAATAACGGAGGCTCTATCAAGTTCAATTACTATTCAGACAACTTCGATGACTTTAAGATAAGGTTTCAAGGTAAGCAGTTCTCGTATATAGGAATTGATGAAATTACGCATATTGAATATAAGAAGTTCAAATATCTAATCACCTGTAACCGTAACGCATACGGAATACGAAACAGATTTTGGGGAACGTGTAATCCAGACCCAGACAGTTGGGTTGCAAAGTTTATCGACTGGTGGATTGGAGAGGATGGACTTCCTATACCAGAAAGAAACGGAAAAGTAAGATACTGCTTTATGGATGGTGACGATGTTTCTACTATCTATTGGGGAGATACACGAGAGGAAGTTTATGAGCAGTGCAAACAGACAATAGACAGATATTGGAAAAAGGAATATGAGGAATATGGTACTCCAGAGGAATTGTTTGTAAAGTCCGTTTCTTTCGTTGGCGCAAAACTATCTGACAACAGAAAGCTGATGCAGTCAGACCCTACCTATCTCGCCAGCCTTGCTAACCAGACAGAAGAACAAAGGGCAAGGGATTTGGATGGTAACTGGAAGTATCGAGATGTAGGTGATGACTTAATCAAGATATTTCACATGGAGAACTTCTTTAAAAACGATTTCCAATACGGAGACAAGAAAAGGAGAGCTTCGTGTGATGTCGCTTTCGATGGAGGAGATAACTTGGTGCTTTGGTTTTGGGTAGGTAATCACCTTCAAGACATTTTCACTTGTTCCAAGAGTTCAAGGCTTACTATGCAGATAGTAAAGAACAAACTTGATGAATGGCACGTGTTGGAGGAGGACTTTACCTATGACCTTAGCGGAATAGGGCAGTCCTTCAAAGGTTTCATTCCTAATGCAGTTCCTTTTAACAACAGGGAAACAGTAGACGAGAAGTATAAAGGTCTGTTTGACAACATAAAGTCTCAATGTGCATATCTTTTCTATCACGCACTTAACGATGGAGAAATATCAATAAACCCAGATTTGCTTGAAAGGAAATTCAGTGGAAACGGATATAAGAATATGCTTTTGCGTGACATTCTGATGAAAGAGCGCAAGGCTATCAAGCAGGATATAAACAATACCGATAAGGGATTTTGTATCATAAAGAAAATGGATATGAAGAAACTTGTCGGACACTCTCCAGACTTCATCGAGGCAATGCTGATGAGGTTTATATTTGAAATTAAACATAAACAAAAACACATAACAGGACTGGGATGGCTATAGATTTCAAAGTAAAGGACTTGTTGCGGAAGCGTCCTTTTACCAAAGTTTCTCCGCATAGATATTCTTCACACATCTTGGTGAATGATATAAACAACGCTTCTTATTATGACGAGAAGCCTTCTTATTATTTGGTTACGCAGGCTGACTACTTGCGTGAGTTAGACCCAAACGGACATCTGATATACGACCACGACTTCTATCCAGACAAGATTAAGATTATCGAGAAAGAAGTTGTTGGAACTGATGGCACAACTACAAAGGAGAAAGTCCCAGTTCAGCAGAAAATGATACGTGTTTCTTTCGCCTTCCAAGAAATGATTAAGACACAGCAACTTATTCACCTTTGCGGAAACGACTTGCACCACGAACTCAATTCAAGCGAAAAGGATTCTAAAGACGCAAGCAAGTTCTTCTCTATGTTTAAGCGTGGATGGTACAACAAACAAGTAGATTCTCACTTCTTCCATTTCTGCGACAGCATAAAATCCACTGGTGATGGTGCTATTGCTTTGTATATGAGAGAGGGTAGGGTAAACGTTAAGTCTTATTCCTATTTGGATGGGGACTGTCTGTACTATCAAGTAAATCCTTTTACAAACAATCCAGAATACTTTGTCAGGACATATCAAGACATAGACAACGATGGAACTCTTGTAACAAGTTATGCAGAGGTTTGGGATAACGAGCGCATATATTTGCTTAAGCAGGATGCAAAAGGTTTAGGAAGCCTTGTTGCTAAGTTCAAGGGTGTATTAGGACTTGATGGATATTCTTTGGTTTCGTCAGTTCCTCATGGATTTAATGAGTTGCCAGTAGTATATTACAGGTCGAAAGATGGTGCTTGCTGGTCTGCTGTGCAAGACGACATAGATATGTATGAGTTAGGATTTTCTCACCTTTGCCAGAACAACCTTGCTTTCGCATTTCCTATACTCGTTATGCAAGGTGATGACATAAACATAAAAGGTGACGAGTTGGATGGTGCTGTAAAAGGTTTCATAATAGGTGCTGATGCAAACGTAAAGTATCTCGAAGCACCCGAAAGCCCAGAGAGTTTCAAACTCGAATTGGAAACGTTGCTCAAAAACGTGTTCCGTGGAAGCCACACCGTAGAGCCTCCAGAGATTAAGAGTGGAGATACACCTACTGGCACTGTAAAACTTATATTCTTCCCTGCAATACAGAAGGCAATGAAAGATGCAGCAGAATTGTCTGAAAGCATACAAAGGCTTAGCCGTTTGTTCAAATACGGAATATCCATTGAGGAAGAATGTATGACACAGATGGCAGGTCTTGATATTCTGACTTGGGCTATACCTTATATTCCTCAAAACGACCAAGAGCGTATAAACAATCTTGTTCAGGAAGTTGGTGCAGGAATCAAGTCAAAACGTACTGCAAGTGAGCAGACTGGTGACGGTGCTTACAATGAATATGAACTGCTTATGGAAGAGCAGCATGAAGCGCAGGAAAGTGACGTACTAGCACAACTTAAAAAGCAACAGCAGGATGCGGTCAATGCGGCTAACAGCAATGCAGATACGGCAATAAAGCAGCAACAGAACAATAGTAACAAGACACCGAACAATGGAAAGTAACGACATAAAACTAATTCATGGAGACTGTTTGGAAAGAATGAAAGACATTGCGGACAAAAGCGTAGATATGGTTCTTTGCGACCTTCCGTATGGTGTATTAAATAAATCAAAT